GAGTTACAGAATGACCTAGCACAAGCTACAGCAGATCGTATAGATGCTGAATCAGCAGTAGCTATTGTTCAACAAGATAATGCTCAGAAGAAGAGAGAAATAGATCTAGAAGAAATACAGAGAATACAAACTAACATTAATGTTATTGCACAATTAAGAATTGATGCAGAAACAAATGAAAGAATACGTATAGAGAATGAGTTTGCACTAGCCCAAGAACAGGTGTTAATAGAACTTGAAGCTCAGAGAGCTACTGATGAACAGAAAGCAGAAGCATTAAAGTTAATTAGAGAGCAAGAGTTAATTGCTTTACAAGAGTATGATAATGAAATACTAGAACAAGAGCAAGCTGTTATTGATGCACAAGATGTAATTGCAAAGAAGAAGGTAGAAAATGAAAGAGCTGCTGCAAGAGAGACTATTGAAATTGCTAATACAGTTGCAGAGGCTAAAGAAGCTATAGAGATGCAGAACATTGCTAATGCAGCTAATGCTGTTGGAGCACTTGCTACTATCTTTGATAAGAGTAAAGGTCTACAAGCAGCATCTTTGATTGCTGATAGTGCTGTAGGTATTGCTAGTATTGTTATTAATACTCAGGCAGCTAATGCAGCAGCTATAGCTAAATTTGCTTTACTCCCTGGTGGTTTAGCCCTAGCAGGTTCACAAATTACAGCTAACAAGATTAGTGCTGGTATAGGTATTGGTGTAAACATTGCATCTACTGCTAAAGCTTTATCTAAGCTTGGTGGTGGTGGTGGAACACTACCTACTCCTAATCTAGGTGGTAATCCTAGTGGTGCTAGTGGCGGTGGAGGCTTTAGTGGAGGCTCAGGAGGTGATGCTACACCACCAGATACAGACTTTGGATTCTTAGAACCTGAAGCTAACCAGACTACAATACAAGCGTATGTAGTTGAACAGAACGTTACGAATAGTCAACAAGCTAACCAATTAATTGAAGATCAAGCAGCCTTATAAATAAAAGAATGAGAATTATAGAACTAATATTAGACGAAGGAGATGTATTTGGTATAGATGCCATTTCATTAGTGGAGAATCCTGCCACAAGAGAAATATTTGTAGCCTTTAAAGAAGAAGGTAAGCACGATGTTAAATTTGCAGAAGTAGATAAAGAACAACGTATACTCTTAGGAGCTGTACTTATTCCTAACATGCCTATATATAGAAATAACGAAGAGTATGGTGAGCACTATATGTTTATGTCTAAAGACACAGTAAGAGAGTCTTCAGAAAGATACTTAAGACAATCTGTACAGCATGAAGTTACTTTACAACATAATGAAGCACTTGAAGGCTGTTGTGTTGTTGAAACTTGGATTAAAGAAGGAGAGCATGATAAAACTATGAATTATGGTTTAAACTATCCAGATGGAACTTGGGTTGCCTCTATGAAGGTATCACAAGAAGTTTATGATGCCTATGTTAAAACAGGTTTAGTAAAAGGATTTAGTATTGAAGCAGGATATATGGACAGAATGAAAGTAAAGAATACTGAGGTTAGTCCTGATGTTGATGTCTTTACAGAATTGGAAGCTATACTAAAAGCACACACCAATTCATAATTAGTAAGAGATGTATGTTATATGTTCATACACTCATTGATAAATATAAAAATTTTATAATGACAATCACAGAAACAATAAATGCTCTACTTGTAAAGTATGATATTAAACTATCAGCAGAACCAATTGTAGAGGTTAAACTAGCAAGCCTAGAACTAGAAGACGGCACAATGATACATTCAGAAGATGAGGAAATCATTGAGGGGTCTATTGTAACAGTAGAAAATGCAGACAAAGAGTTTGTAGCACTTCCTTCAGGAGATTACACAGACAAAGATCTTCGTGTATTGACAGTAGAAGATGGTGTAGTTATTTCAATAGCTGAAGCAGTTGCTCCAGTAGAGGAAGAAATTCCTGTAGTTGAAGTAGAACAAGCTGACATGGATTTACCTAAAGCAGTTACTGACGTACTAGAGCGTACAGTTAAAGCATTGAAAGCAGAATTTGCAGAGCAATTGAAAGTAAAAGATACTGAAATTGCAGAATTAAAAGTAAGTTTTGAAGAACAAGGTTTACCTAGAGCTAGAACAGCAGGAGATGTTATTCCTAAACAAAAAATAACACAAAAAGATATTGTAGCTATGACTCCAAAAGAGAGAGTAAACTACTTTTACACACTTAATACAAAAACAACTAAATAATGGCTATTTCAATTACTTCCTCTTACGGAGGAGAAGGAGCACTTCCTTACATATCAGCAGCAATCTTATCAGGAGATAGTATTGCTAATGGTTACATAACCGTCAAAACAGGAGTTAAAAAGGCACTAGCTTTGAAGATTCTTAACGGTTCTGACTTGATTCAAGACGCAGCTTGTGATTTTGATGCTAGTACATCAGCATTGACACTTACAGAGGCAATCTTGACTCCAGACGAATTAATGACTAACGTACAAGTTTGTAAATCAGATTTCCGTCAGGATTTTGAAGCACTACAGACTGGTAATGGATTCATCAATGATGTTATTCCAGAAAACTTTGCATCTTTTATGTTACTTTTCCTTGCAGGTAAAGTTTCTGAAGCAATGGAGAAGAACATCTGGCATGGTGATTACAACGAAACAAATGGTGCAACCACTGGTGGTAACGCTGTAGTAAACTTTGCAGGTATCTTAGCTCGTATTGTAGCAGGTACACCTGGATTTGAAGATACTGTTGCAGGTGCTTTTACAGCAGATGCTGACGGTACAACTGGTATCCTTACTCACCTTGACGCAGCAGTAGCTGGAGTTCCAGGAAACACTGCAGGTGATGAAAAGACTAAGATCTTTATGTCACGTAAGTCTCAGTACTTACTACAACGTGCAATGGCTGCACTTGGTACTAACACTAATGCGGTATTCGTAGGACAGGCTAGACCTGATATGTATGTAGGTTACGAGATAATCGTTCCTGCTGGATTCCCTAACGACACTATTGTCACAGCACAGATTGAGAATCTATTCTTTGGAACTGATTTAACATCTGACTTCATGGAAGCTAAGGTACTAGACATGTCATTACTTGACGGTTCTGACAATGTACGTGTAGCAATGCGTTATGTAGGAGCTACACAAGTAGCAGTACTTGGAGATGTAGGTGTTGTTCGTAGAACATCATAAGAAAACAAATTATAGAGGGGGTAATAGACTGCCCCCTTTTAACCATAAAACTCAAACATAATGGCGTGCGATTTAGCAGCGGGCAGGGCGTTTCCCTGTAAAGACGCAATAGGCGGTATCAAAGATGTCTGCTTTATTGAATACAGCGATAGTGCATTTGCAGCAGCCTCAGCAGGCGCAGTAGCAGATACTACAGCAGTAATGGATGGTTGGCGATATGAACTGTTGAAAAATACAGGATCATTTGTACAAACTATTAGCGATACGATGGCAACAGGCGGTTTGTTTTACACTCAGGTATTGACAATTCAATTCCCTAAGTTGACAGCAGCTACCAACGATGAACTACAAAACTTACTTCAATCAAGAGTGATTGTAATTGTTAGAGATAGCAATGACAACACACACCTTATGGGTATCTCTGATGGAGCTGAAGTTACAGCAGGTTCATTGAACTCAGGAGCAGGTAAAGGAGATGTGCAAGGTTATGAACTTACGTTCACAGCAGAAGAAGCACTTCCAGCACCATTCTTCATTGATATGACTAATTCTACAGCGAGATCAGGTCTTTCATTTGCAATCACTGTAGCACCAGAGTATCCAGGAGCTTAATATAAGCTTAATAAAACTGATATTAATTAAACTAACAAAGGGGTAGGGCAATGCTCTTCCCCTTTTTTTATACTTATAATTATGATAAGACTTATACCAAATACAGCAAGTCAGTTTATGTATTTAACATTGCAGGATAAAGATAAATATCTTCCTACTTATACTAATTCTTTAGTTGAGTTAAAAAACATATTATCTAACGAAACTTATTACTTTATAGCGGTGCTAGGTGTTGACACTGAACGTTATAGCAGAGTTGATGTAGGTCTGGATACAGATGATGCAGTTAATGGTTCTATACAAATTACTGAATCAGGTCAATATAAATACACAATTTATGGACAAAATTCTTCAACAAATCTCAATCCAGAGGATATTTCTGTTATAGGTATAGTGGAAGTTGGTAAAGCACTGTTAGTTACACAGTCAAACTACTTTACAACATATAATCCAACTATTCCACCCGAAACAATTTATTACACTTAATAATGAATAAGAACACACACAGCCCCTCTAAGGCAACTAGAAATACACGTAAGACCAGTCCTGCTAAAACAAGTTCTGTTAAAGCTGAGAGAATGGCTGCTATGTCGGTAAGTATGGAAGCTTACGTAGAAAAAGAATATGTTGAGACTTCAAGTGATAGAGGCTGGGTTAACTATGGTGATGACAACCTGTTTCCTCAATACCTATCAGACTTGTATATGTCTTCTGCAGTTCACTCTGCTTTGGTTAGGTCTATATCTACTATGGTAGCAGGTAATGGCTTAGAATCAGATACATCAGAAGGTCAGTTATCAATACTAGAGTTAGGTATATACAAACAATACCCTAAACTTGCCCATGATCTTAAACTACAAGGTGGTTTTTACTTAGAAGTTAAAAGAGATGGAAATAGTAAGATATCAAAAGTATCTCATATACCTTTCCAAGAAATTAGAATAGGTGAAAAAGAGTCTAATGGAGACATTCTAGGATTCTATCACTGTTTAGATTGGTCAGATGGCACTTGTCCTGTTACACCTGTTGCTCCTTTTAAAAGTAAAGGAACTCCAGGATCAATACAATTAATGTCTTGTCTACCTTACGTTACAGGTTCTAACACATATCCACACCCAGATTATATGGGAGCAGTTAACTGGATTGAAGTAGATAAGAATACAGCTTTGTTTCACAATAACAACTTAGCTAATGGTCTTACTCCAGGACTTATAATTAACTGGAAGAATGGAATACCATCACCAGAAAAGCGTGAAGCTTTAAAGGATGAAATGGCTGATAACATGTCAGGTGTTAGAAATGCAGGTAAGTTTATAATGACATTCTCTGACAATGAGCAGGGAGCACCTGAGTTTACTCCTGTGCCTTTACCAGACGCTCATAACCAGTATCAATTTATAACAGATGAGGCTACTAACAAAATTATGATTGGACACCGTGTTGTGTCTCCAGCAATGTTTGGAGTTAGAACATCAGGTAGCTTAGGTAGTACTAAGGAATTAGAAACTGCAGCAATGTTATTCCATCACAATGTTATAACTCACATGCAAAAGTACTTAACTGATTGTACTGAAAGACTATTAGCAGCTAATGGAATTGCTGGAAGTGTAGACATTACTAACGACAATCCTTTACTAGTTGACAAAGAAGCTATTAATGAAGAATCAAGTAAGGCAGTTGAAGTATTGAGTAATTTAATTACCAGGGTCAATGAAAATAAGTTAACCAAAAAACAGGCTACATTACTATTAACATTACAATTAGGATATTCACAAGAAGATGCTAATGCTTTATTTGAACCAGAAGTTGAAGTAGAAGTTATTGAAGCACCTATTAACCCAGAAATAACAGAATAATGGCATTATCTCCAGAAATACTATTTATAAATGCAGATTACATTAAGCGTTATACTAACCTTAATAACTCTGTACAAGATGACGTTATGAAACCGTCTATACTACTTGCTCAGGACAAATATGTACAACAATACTTAGGTACTGACCTATATGACTACCTATTAGCTCAAATACAAGCAGGAACTCTAGCAGATGACTACTTATCATTAGTAGACAACCATGTGCTTAAGGTTGCTCTATGGTGGACTATGGTTGAACTACTTCCAAACCTACAATCTAAAGTAGATAATGGTAGTATAGTTAACAGAACTAGTGATAACTCACAACCAGCTAGTGGTCAAGAAGTATATGGTCTATCAAACCAAGCAAGAGATAATGCACAGTTCTACACTGAAAGAATGGTAGACTTCATTTGTGACAATACAGACTTGTTTCCTCAATATTCTACTAACTCAGGTTCAGATATGAATCCAACTAAAGATCCTTATTCTGATAGTGGTATGACTTTTGGACGTAATTTAAGATAATTTACATAATGGCTACCAAGACAAACGATAAAAGAACTCAAAATAACTTAGTTAAACTCAAAATGTGGTTAACTGAAAAGACAACACCTATTAAAACCAAAAAATAATGATACCAGTAGATGTAATTGTACCAATTATAACCGCTATAGGTGGAGGTGGTTTAGTAGCCGCTATACTTAAGTTTGTATCTACTTCTAAAGTAGACTTTTATAACAGACTTATGGAAGATAATGTTAGACTAAGAGCACAAGAAGTACAGAATAGCATAGCTATTAAAGAACTTGATGCTAAATTAGATGCATTACAAGAAAGATTTATAATGATGGACAATGCTAACCATAGTTTGCCTATCCCCCAATGGGTTAAAACAACAACTGGTATTATACTTTCAATGAATTCACATTGTTACAAGACTTTTGTTGAGTCAACAGGTTTAAGCCGTTTAGAGTGTATAGGACTTAAAGATGAAGACATATTCCCAAAAGAAACAGCAGATTTAATCAAACTTAACGACCAAAAGGTTATTAATGATAAGAAAACATCATCTAATATTGAAAATATATTGGTTAATGGTAGATTTGAAGAATGGTCTGTAACAAGATACCCTATATTTGAAGATGGTACTATTGTAGCATTGGGTGGAATAGCATATCAATGCATTGACAACGAATAACGATGTATATTCGATTTTAAGGTGGTGTAAGTGCATCTTTGCACACACTCTGGTAAAGTCATAAGGAATATGCAATTAAAGTCGCTTAATGGGGCTTAAATAGAAGAGGAACATAATTGTTCTTCTTTTTCGTTTATCCTTGTTCCAAATAAGACACAAATAGGTTTCAATCTTATCAAAA